AATTTGAAAACTGCTTTGTCATTCTATTCACTCCAGTCGCTGACGGTGAAACTATTAGTGCCAGTGCCTTCAAAGGTTAGGCTCAGGCTTGGCTCTAGGCTTGGGTTGGTGGCTTCGACAATACCAGTGTCTCCTAAGTCCTTATCCCATACACGGAACTCTGAGATGGTTCCCATGTAGTCATAGGCTAGATTTAAGTCAGTGCTAGAGAGATCAGGGAGAGCCGTAGGATCTGTGTTAGCTGTAAGGGCTACGCCGTCTATTGCGGCATTAACAAACGTAGAACCAAGGCGCGATGCAAAATTAATAGGAATATTAATGTCTGGACTATAAAATAAATCATCAGTATTTACTCTATGAAGTACATTATTCTCTTCTGAAAAAAAGTCTAAACGGCCTGTCCCTACGTCTGTTTTTAGTCTCGTAAATATCTGTGCGGTACCGTCTTTTCTCCATCGAAAAAACTGAACTTCATAGGTTTGATGCGTATCAGCATAAGTCATCCTACCTTCCATGCCGATAGAGACAGACAGGGGGTTGATCTCGCGGACGCTGACACTGCTTATTTTTGCATCTACAGGCCCGTTTTGAGCGCGAACACCTAACCTTTGAACATCTGGTGAGATTACAATGGAATATGTGCCAACAGCATTTGTAAAAGGCCCAAACACACCTCCGTCATACGCGGAAATATTACCAGACGTATACTCACTAACAGTGTACGTTAATAAATATAACTTAGTTGAATCGAATCCCTGTTGATACGCATTTACAGAGCTAGCAGAGACAAGGCTTAAATCGCCCGTTCCAACATCATAACTGCCTCCAGTCCATCCATCAGCGTTACCGTCAAACGTCCCATTAGTCACCAACTCAGAGCTAATAATCTGCGGCGTAGGCCACGGTAGGTTAGCTGATGGGATAGTGAAGGACTCAGCCTCTCTTGTTGCTCCTGAAGGTGCGCCATAGTTGGGGATGTAGCTTGAAGGTGTGGAGCCTTCCTCAAGTTGAGCGCCATAAAGATAAATAGTATTAGTGCCATCTAGGGTAATGGTTGGAAACCCTACCCTTAAAGCAATGCTAGTATCCGCTCCACTTGTCCATGTTACAGCGCATCTATACCACCCATTACCGACATTTTGAATTGTTCCCGTTTCGGAAGCTAGAGGCGTAAAGGTTTCTGTTGATATATTAAACGATCCGCCACGATTAACATTATCGTTTGATGTTTTAATTTCTATTTCTGAATTATTGCCAGCCTTTACAAAAACACTTGCGGTGTATGCTGTGGATGCACTTATTGCGATTGAGTTGTCTTGGATTCGTGCATTGCCAGTCGATCCACCAGCGCTGTTATCCTGTAAAGTTATAGCTGAGTTCGCCACTCCGTCTGGGCCAGTCACATTAAAAGCAATAGGCGCCACATTAAACTCAACCCAACCGCCACTAAAGTCGCTATACTCAATCAAATTAACCCTAGACTCAGACTCAGCCAGTACGCCCTCGTTAACCCATGCAGAGCCGTTGTAGACGTGGTGGCCTACTCTTGGGAGGTACTTGTCAGAAGACGTTGTAGGGACGTATGACGCTCTTGAGGGTGGCTGGTCAGGGTTGTCTACCATGCCACCTAAGTCAGAGCGGTAGACGTGTGCGCCCCAGACTTGAATTACTCTTGCTGTAGCCCCGCCGAAGGTATTCAAATTAACCTCTGGTGTAGAGTCTGCGTTTTGCGGCGCAGAAACCAGTTGCCAATCACCAGTAAGCGTCACTAAACCAAAACCAGTTAGGTTGATTGTTTCACCTGATATACCTTTAACCCAGCATTTTGCAGTGTAGTCAGCAAGAGCAACTGTAACCCTGTTGTAAAGCTGTTGGTTTATACCTGTAAACGTCCACTCGACAGCTTGCGAACCTCCAGATGGGTCTGGCAATCCAGTATTTGTTGCCGATCCGCCTGTGCTAGTCCATTCAGTTGCATCCTCAGAGTGCGTCACCAGATTATGCGGCCCCCATTTGATAACAGGCATCTCTCGGACGCTTACGTTGTCCCAAAAAGATGACTTGCCAGAGCCAATGCCGGTGCTGAACTTAATGACAGATGTTGTTTCTGTTGCTGTAAAAGTAACCTCGTAGGATTGCCTTCCTGTGCCAATGTTTACATAACTATATGCGGAGTTATTCGATGACGTACCTAACGCCACATAGTTGTTGGTAGAAGTGCCGCCGTCTAAATTAAGAGTAAGAATGTATCGAACCCCTACTTTAGTAGTAAAAGATTGAGACGCGTAAACGAAACCGCCTGACCCAGCTACAGCAAAAAGCCTACCGCCATCTACGCTTGCTGTACCTCCCTCAATAGTCCAGTCGCTTAAATCAGAGCTAGAAAAATTACCATTGGTAACAAGCTCAGGCCCATAGCCGTCCGTCATCACAGCGTTGCCAGCACGGGCGTGGTTTATGGCAGACGCAAAGGTAGATGAATTACCGTCTGTTAGGTACTTATTATTAATAAAGTCAGAAACAAACGGAGGATTTTTACCAAGTACACTATACTCCGAAAGCGCCCGCCTAATAGACGTAGCTAGTCTGTTAAGCCTTGAGCCGAATAACATTAGATCATCTCCGATACGTAAGCTGTGCCTGTGCTTCCGCCAGTGATAAAGCTAATGGTGTCTCCATTGTAAGTGTGAATGAACTCTACAGTGTTAGATGGGATGTAGTAGTCGCTAGTAGTAGCTGTGCCTGAGACGCTAATGTGTACGTCTACAGTGGCAACAATACGTGTTACTCGTTGAGTAATAGAAGTTGAAGAAGCAGCAGAGCCTGATACGGATACTGTCTGAGTAGCTCCGGGACGGAGGCATTGAATAGGCTGTGCGCCTGAATCTCTTGCTAAACGTGACATGGATGTTCTCCTGAGTCAGAAAGTGAAGGGGCCATTGCTGACCCCTGTAGTGCTATTACTCTGCTAAAGCAAGTACAAAACCAGCTTCTGGACGGTACACCTGAACACCATAAAGAGTGTCAGCAGTGTACAGCGTCGAGAGATACTCTTGCTTGTACTGAGTCTGTGAACGTACAGCCATTTGCTCTGCCATTACGACAGCGTCCTTGTGGAACAAAAGACCAGCACGAATGCCTGAAGCAATAGTTGCACAGTTAGATGAAACGTAAACATCTACACCGTAAAGGTTACCAATGAGGCCACTAGCAACAGGCTGACCACTTACAAAATCAGTAGACGAGAAACGAGTTTCGCCCATGATGTCGTTACGAGTAGAAGGAGGAACTACCAAGCAACGGTCTTCCATTGGAACATCATTGTCGTCCATTTTCTGGATCATATTACGGAACAGAGCGTCGCTAAATCCTTCAGTTGCTGTTCCGGTAAAAGCACCCGCAGCAGCGCCTGTAAAAGCACCACTGTGCTGGTAGTCAGAAGAGGCTGGTGCAAAGACAATAGCACCACCGTCACCGAAACCGGTAGCTGCAGCGTGAAGGTCGTTGTCTACCTTAAGAGCAAGCGCATAACCAGCGTCTTCAGTGTAAAACTGACGGAGGCTGTTAAGTGCTTGTACTTCTACAATGTCTTCGATTAGACGTGAGTACTCGAAGTGACGATCAACGTCAATCAAAAGGTCATTGTTAGCAGTCTGCTGAATAGTGACAGTGTCAGCTTCAGTCTTCTCACTAGCAGCACCACGAGTTGGCTTAGGGATATGAATACGGTCACCCTTCTTGCCTGTCATAGAAATCTTCTTGACAAGCGGAGCCATCTTGAGGTTCTTCTGATAAGCAGCAATAATTTCATCCGACCAAATTTCTGGGATGAACTTGTCTGCGTTACCTAGTGTTACTGTATTACCACGATTGGGCAGTACGCCAGAGTTATCTCCAGCAGTTGGTGTAAAGTTAGCCATGTTAATCTCCTAATAGATTATTTGACACGACCCTCCGCATACGCTGCCATGATTTCATCGGCTAATGCTGTATAGCGGTCTGGGTCAGTTCTCATTAGTTTAATAATGTCGGCCCTTCGATATACTTTTTTACGTCCCCCTTCACCACTGCCTCTGGCGTTGCCTGTACTAGCTGCCTTGAGTTGTTGCTTACGCTCTTGTTTTTCAACATTAGCGGTCTGCTTTACTACTTGCTTCCGTTCTTTCCAGAGTGAGAAGAGTTCGTCAGCAGAGTCAGCATCATACTGTTGGTCAGCGGCTACAAACAATTGAGTCCTAATCTTGGAAGCTTTTATCCACTCAGCAAACTTGGGATCAGATAAGATCTCTTGCATGTCTGGGTGTTTATTATTAAGCGTAGCCAATGCAGCTTGTTGCTTATACTGCGATGAATACTGCTCTGCTTCTTTAATCTTAGGATGATTCTCAATCGCCCTATTGACAGCACCTTGTGGGTCTGTAAAATAATCTATATCGTCTTCAGGCTCAACATGTTCTGGTTGAGGTGCTGATTGTGGTTGACTAGCTATGTAATCATCCACGACTTTACGAAGTTCACCTACTTCAGAAGACTGACGACCTAGAAGCTTCTCAGCCTCTTGGTGC